CGATGATAAGCAAATAGAAAAAGCAAGCCTCTTACCCGATAGGTGGTATGTCATTCTTAACAAGGTTGATGATGAAACATTTTCCATATCGGCGTATGACACAACGGATGAAGATGAATCTGAATACTTTGAGGCTGGCACCATAGTTCTTAATGGTATTATGGAACTTCTTGAATCAGACTTTGATAGAGTCACTGCAGCAGGTATGGCTAGACTAGCCCACGATCACGTAAAAGCCTCCCTAGAAGAAGCTACAGGCACCCCTGATATTAGTCGGGAAGAAGGTTCAAACGTAATTAAAATAGACTTTGGAACTAAGCAATGAGACATGAAGATTACATGAGACAAAAGATGAATGGAGTAGACCGTGATAACGTCAACAATCCGCCACACTACAATCAAGCAGGTATCGAATGCCTTGACGCAATCGCGGCGGCGACAGGTGATGGGTACGAATACTACCTTCAAGGAAACATCATCAAATACCTCTGGAGATACCGTTACAAAAACGGAGTCGAAGACCTCAAGAAAGCGCAGTTTTACCTCAACAGATTAGTCAAAGAAAAAGAAGGAACAGACAATGAATAACTTACTGCCCACACCTTACCAAGAATTTATACATAAGTCACGTTACGCCCGCTGGGTTGAAGATGAGGGACGACGTGAAAACTACGATGAAACTGTGGATCGGTATGTTGGATTCATGGCAGATCATCTAAAGGATAAGTTTGACTACGTTCTTCCTGAAGCTGACGTTGAGGATTTGAGAGAGGCTATTCTTAATCTTGAGATTATGCCGTCTATGAGGGCTATGATGACCGCTGGACCCGCTCTAGCACGGGATAACATCTGTGGCTACAACTGCAGCTACATCCCTGTGGATAGCCCCCGTGCGTTCGATGAGTGTATGTATATTTTAATGTGCGGCACAGGTGTGGGCTTTTCTGTAGAGCGGGAGAACGTCGATAAGCTACCCATAGTATCAGATAATTTTAGTAAATCAGACACTATAATCAATGTAGCAGATAGCAAGCCGGGATGGGCAAGAGCGTACCGTGAATTGGTGGCCTTGCTGTACGCTGGACAAATTCCACAGTACAATGTAGATAATGTACGTCCTGCTGGTTCGCGGTTGAAAATAATGGGAGGACGTGCGTCTGGTCCAAAGCCTCTTGTGGATTTGTTTAATTTTACCATAGACACATTCAAAAGAGCAAAGGGACGCAGACTGTATCCTATTGAGTGCCACGACATCATGTGTAAAGTTGGACAGGTAGTTGTAGTTGGTGGTGTTCGTCGTAGTGCGTTGATTAGTTTATCCAACCTTAACGACGATCAAATGGCACACGCTAAGTCTGGAGAGTGGTGGGATGAGCCTGATCGTGGGGTGTATCGTAACGGACAACGCTCTATGGCTAACAATTCTGTGGCTTACAAAAACAAACCAGAGATGGGCACATTCATGCGAGAGTGGATGTCTCTTTACGATAGTAAGTCTGGGGAGCGTGGTATATTCAACCGTGAAGCTGCAGACAAACAAGTCGCTCGTAACGGACGCCGTGAAACAGGTCACATGTGGGGAACAAACCCTTGTAGCGAAATCATACTACGACCCTACCAGTTTTGTAACTTATCAGAGGTGGTAGTTCGGGAACACGACACTCTGCAGACTCTCAAGCGTAAAGTTCGTTTGGCAACCATACTGGGAACAGTACAGTCTACTTTGACTGACTTCAAATACCTTCGTAAGATATGGAAGCACAACACAGAAGAAGAGCGTTTGCTTGGTGTGTCTCTCACTGGCATCATGGATCACTCCGTCTTGTCCAAAACAGTGGACAGTAAACGCTGGTTGGAGGAGATGAAAGAAACTGCTGTAGAGACAAATGAGAAGTATGCTAAAGCTTTGGGTATACCACAGTCTGCCGCTATCACATGCGTAAAGCCTAGTGGCACGGTGTCACAGCTTGTCGATGCAGCCAGCGGTATACACGCTCGTCATAGTGAACACTACATAAGAACAGTTCGTGGGGATTCCAAAGACCCACTCACACAGTTTCTTATGGATTCTGGTGTGCCAGCAGAACGGGATGTAACTCAACCTGAATCTGTTACTGTATTTTCTTTTCCAATGAAGTCACCAAAACAAGCTGTCACTCGCACAGAAACAACTGCTATTCAACAACTGGAGTTGTGGAAAACGTACGCGATACACTGGTGCGAACACAAGCCATCCATCACTGTCACTGTAAAAGAAGACGAGTGGATGGAAGTTGGGGCGTGGGTATACGAAAACTTTGATGTAGCGTCGGGTGTGTCATTCTTGCCTTTGTTTGATCACACCTATCAACAGGCACCCTATCAAGACATAGAGGCTGATGAGTATCTTGAATGGAAGGATCGGATGTCGTACGTCAACTTGGATTGGTCTAGACTCACTGACTTTGAAAAAGAGGACACAACCACTGGCTCTCGTGAATTAGCTTGTACTGCTGGTGTGTGTGAAGTGGTAGACCTTCATGCCTCCTAAAAAGAACAAACCTCTTGTGTGGAAGCGGGGAGTAGATTATATTATCTACAATCCCCCACGCAAGTCGGGACAATATGAAGAATGGAAGAATATGAAGGAAAAACAAGATGGCAAAAAATAAAGAATCTGTAGTCACCCTTGACGACAAAGAATACTTCTTAGATGACCTAGACAACACCCAGCGGTACCTTCTTATGCAAATACAAGAAGTAACAAACAACATACGCAGCTTGAACATGAAGGTCGCGCAGTCACAAGCAGCACTAACTATGTTCAAGGGCACTCTTACCAAGTCTTTGGAAGAGACAGATGAAACAAGTAAAGATAACTCCTGACATAATAGCCCGTGCCAAAAAGAAAGCCGCCACTGTAGGTAATCTACAGGGCAGCATCACTGGTAGCTTGAGTCACGTTGTGGGTGCAATAGGCGAGATCATTGTAGCTGACGCTATAGGTGCTAATGAATCAAACACCTACGACTACGATTTGGTGAGGGACGGGGAGCGTATTGACGTAAAAACAAAACGCTGCAACACCCGCCCCTTTCCACACTACGATTGTTCGGTGGCCGCACACGGAGCCAACCAAAACTGTGACAGCTATATTTTTGTTCGTATTCTTACTGACACATCTCGTGCGTGGATATTAGGTTCTATACCAAAACAAGATTTCTACACAAAGGCAACAAAGTATAAACGGGGCGACATTGATCCCGCAAACGGTTTCACATTCAAAGCCGATTGTTACAATCTACCTATTAGTGAGTTATCTGATGTCCAAAAAAGCAAAGCTGTTTAACTTTGAAGTCAACCTCATGCAAGACGGAAAACTTGAATTGGTGTGTGACTGTGTGAACCCGGAGGAGTTTGAGAAAACAATGAACAATGGGCTGCCTGAATATGACGGCGCACACTCAATAGCAACCCTGCTTCGTTACGTCAAGTCTATGTCGGATGAGATCATAGAGAAGTCAGGCAAGTACGTTTAAATAACACCACGTCCCTTGAGGATATCTGCTTGTGTGATTTTACCGTCTTTATTTAAATCAGGAAAAGTTTTTCCGCCTTTTTTCATCCCCATCATTTTAGGCTGTTGCATCATTTGATTTTGCATCATGTTTTGCTGTGGTCGTGTGGATGTCATCATACCGCCCCCGTAAGCTTTCTTGCGGGGTTTCTTTTTAGTTGCCATGCCGCCATACATCATTGGCTTGCGCTTAGTGGCTCCACCGTACATCATGCCCCTGCGGGGGCCATTGTTATAGATTTTCATTGTTTAGTTTCCCTCTACAGATTGTTGATCATCTTCCGATGAAATTATAGTTTGTCTTTGATATGCCGCATCTATTGCAGAACTAGGCACAAAGTCAGGTGCCCGTTCTTCTCTCTTAACAAGTTCTCTGGTCAGCGCAGAGGTAACTATTGTGCTAAATGTCCTTACATCTGCTGGAGTTAGTAACTCTGGATCTTTTAATAAAAGGGACATAATTCGTGTTCCCTCTTTACTACCTGCAGCTATTTCAAACGCAGACACTTTATTTTCTTCAAGAATTCTAAATGCAAATTCTGCACCGACGTAAGTTGGACTTACCATACCTCGTGCTATGTTAAACGCACGACTTATCATTTCATTAGGAGATATGCCTCGTATGCCTTTTCCTGTGGTAAATCCCTGTAGCCCTACACCTGCAGCTATCGTCATCATATCAGCCATGTCCTGCATAAACTGAATGTGATCTTTGTCCATGACTTGTCTAAGAATTTTTAAAGTATTTTCATCTGACAAATCTTGAGCCATTTGTGCAGCGTTGGACATTGTTTCAATAGCACGCTCACTTCCATCCATAACTCTGAATGTAACTCTTGTATCTTTAGCCACCTCTGCTCTTTTTAACAAGCCGTTTGTAACCATGTACAACACGCCTTGATTAAACACATCTGTAGCTTCTTCTATTGATACGTCAACATTGTCACTGGTGTATCCTCGTATGAAATTTTCTTTTAAAGTTTCAAACATGCCCTCGTTGTAGTTTTCTATGTACTTATTATAAAACTGAGCAGGGTCTGTTATACCTGCTGCTTCATTTAATTTTTTCGCACCTCTTGTTTCTAGGTTTACTCTTTGCACAGCCTCATCTCTTATATCGCCAACATCACCATTAACAACTCTTACAAATTCAGCGTATTGATCCCTAACAGCTTGGTCTTGTTGCAATAGCTTTACAATGTCGTTTTCTTCTGCTATTAATTTTTCCATACTAAACCACTGTCTTTCTTCTAGTGATCCATCTGCTTTTCGCACGTATACAGTTAGAGAGTCAGACATATTGTTTATGTTTTCTATTCTACTAAAGTTGTAGTTACCCCCTACAGGGCTTTGAGTTGCCGTGCCCAAACTTCCTAATTTAATTTCATCAAGTGTCTGGTTGCGAACTTGATCCCCCCACATGTTAAACACGTTGTTTTGTAACATACCTCCAATGTTAGCAAAGTTTTCTTCGCTGTTATTGGGAAGAGTAAGATCGTACACAAATACGTCTTTTCCATCTATCGTTTCAACGGAGTCTGCCCACACGCGACCAAACTCATCCATCTGTGTTTTAAATGCTAACTGATCATTAGCATTTCCCCTAGATATGGCCATACCAGCAGCTTCTGCTATAGGGTCGTGCCACGTGTGAGGGAGTTCATTTGCATTGAATCGTTTCATGTAACCGTTAGGGGTTACTTCTTCAACATCAGGCTTTGCTTGAGCCGCTGCTATTCTGGCCCCTAGACTACCCTTTGATTGAGACGTGTCAAACTTTAACCGCTTGTATTCTTTTCGTGCAGCAACTAAGGGCTTTTGAATTTCTGGTACTGCAGCTATGGATGCGTCTACAGCCTCTGCAGCCTCTGTAAATGGGTTTGCTGCTGTAGGGTCTTTTGCTTTAAGTGCCTTACCTTTTGCGTTAAAGTG